ATTTTATATTCCTTATTTTATTATAAATATGTTTGTTTTATTAAAATCAATCCAATCCAACCCAAAATGATGTAGATGTAAAATATATTCCGCCATTTGGTGCTGGAGTTGTTAATTCTGCGCTTTGTGTAGCTACTGTAATCACACCACTTTGTGATACGGTTAATATAGGTTGATTGTTAAAGTTTTTAATTAAAAATACATCATTAACATTGCTTTTAATTGTAAGTGAGCCGGTAATTACCGCACTTCCAGAGAATGGAAATCCATTAGTAGCAAATGAAGACGATACTGAAAAACTAGATGATATATCATACAATGATCCCGTACGAAGTTGTCCTGGTCTAAGTTGTCTTGTCATTATGCCCATCTCCCATTTACTACAATTGTGTCTTGTGATTCAATATTAAATCCTAATACCGCAGTATCAAATACAATTGTTTGCGAATTCATATCACTAGGCGTCCATGTATATGCAATCTTATCAATATATTGTCCGTTTATATAAACATTAAATTCATTTTTAGTTGCAGTTTGTAACGTTGTTGGGTTTATTTTTGCTGCGACGGCAATTGTTACAGTTGTTGAATTTTGATATGTTGCAAATTGATCTGTTAACTGTGTTAAATATCCCATTGTTGCAGCATCAACCGTTGTAGTCGATCCGCCATTATTAACCGTTACACTACCTCCTGATTGAATAAATGATTGTGCACTTAAAAGACCGGATGGTATAGTTGTACTACTAAATAAATCACTTGTAACGTCTACTACTGTATTGAATGAAACTTTTTTCACTGCATACATTTTACGCAATGTTGATCGTCGAGCTTCTTGTTCTGACAACAATGTTCCTAGTACAGTTAATGGTATTGTAGCGCGAACTAAACGATCTTCTCCAACCGTATTAACAGTTTCAAAACTAATGCTACCAATTGATGTTGTAAATTTATTATCATCATTACCCCAAGCAAAACGTCCATATGGAAGAATCTGATCAATCAATTCATTAATTTGTTCCGTAAAATCACACCACAATAAAAGTTCATATTCAACCGTTACATACTTTGGAATATCAACTACGTATATTTTTTCTTCTTCTAATGGCTTATTAGTTGGAACTGGGAATAATGCATCTGTATATTTATTACGTTCATTATACTTTGTTTTATAAATACGTACGTTTTCTGACTGAGGACGGTTAACATCTAATGTTTTCACAGAATCTCGTTCTGCTACACTGCTTCGTTTAAGCAATATTGCCGGTGATTGTAACATGCCCTTTTCATCACGCATATATCCTAAACGACGTACGTTGTCCCACTTCTCACCATTAGCAAAAATTACTGGAACTGAAATTAATTGTTCATCAGCTGTTACTTGAGGACGAATTTCATTGTCAATAAACCATTTCATTGCATAGTCAATATCGTATATAGTTCGTTTAGCAGTACGTATTACATCATCATCTCGACGTGTCTGTTCACTACGGCGCAACAATAAATCAGGAGTCAATCCTTCCGTACGGATTGGATCTGGCTTATTTGTTTTACGATCAATATTTTGTCTATTCAATCTAGGCATTAATATCCTTTATATATAGGGGCTTCATTGTTACCGCCTCTTCTAATATTTTTTATACCTTGCGGTGTTTGTCTTGTTGCATGTGCATCACACATTACAGAAACACTATATCCATGTTCCGATCCGTTTGGCCATGTGTCTGGATTTTTGCCTGCAAAATACTGATTAGCATCTACATTGTCAATTTCATAATATTCATTGTCCCAAAATATTATATCACCAACTTCAGGAAAAAAGTCTGCTCTTTCAAGTATATCACGCGATATTCCAAATTGAGCTGTTCTGTTATATGAATGACCATAATCATCCATATTAGCAGTTTTTCCTTCTTTAGTAATCAAACAAGGAATTAATATTGAATCAAAAAATGCTTTTTTAGTTGATTCACCGTATAAGTTTGATTTGCTAGATTCAACAATCAATTTAAAAAATTCAATTTCTGTATCAACTATTGCATTAATTAATTCTGAGTTAATTGCTGCTAAAAATCTTGCATCTCGTTTTCCCCCAAATAGTGCCATTATATCTTTCCTTATCCAACATAAATTTTTAATGGAACTTTTGCTAGAATTTCATTCATTTGCGTTGCTTCTGCATTTTGTCTTGTTATCATTGCCTCACGTGTCATTTTATCTAAAAATTCACGAAGCTGTGTAATCAATGATTCTTTTTCAGATTGTCCTTGACTTACTAGTTCAGATCCATTCAATGTTACTTCTGAGTTTGGAATTGGAACTGAGCTATATTTTCCGCGGACAAATCCTAACATTTCTTTTGACAATGCCGTTGCATATTTAATAATCCACGCACGCCCCATATCATTAATGCTCGTGTATTTTTGATATGTATATGGTATATTAGATGCGTCACTTACCGCACCGTTTATAAGTGCTGTATTGCCGAATAAAAGTGCGTCATTGTTTTTCTGTTCTTCAAAGATATAATCAATCCAAACTTGTCCATAAAATATTGATGATGCTTGACTGCTTGTACCAGATGTTGGTATTGGATAAAATTTAATATCATCGCCATGTATCTCAAATGTATAGTGAGACTTACGTATTTGATCATTAAATTCAATTGATTGCAATCTCAATAAATCTGCATGTATTGGCATCATCATGAAACTAATAGACGGAGAAAATCCTCCGAAGTTAAATGAATCCAATAATTGTTGTGAACCTAAACCTGTTCCTACAAATGGATCAAAGTATCTAACAATTGCAGGCGGTGGATTATGAAGTACTCGTTTAATTTCAATTGAACTAGTATTTGACAGTGCGAATCCTAATGATTTAGAGACAGCTGTTCTAATACTATATGTTTGCTGTCCCGGGATCATATCAACTCTAGCTTTTTTCCAAGTAGTTGTACCACCAGAATCAGCTTCTGTACCGTATGCCTTTGATAGTTTTGATATATAACCAAATGAATTTCCTACAACTTGACCTGTGAATCCGTTACCTGATAAAAAGTTTGATCCTGTTTGAATTCCTAATGTGCTCATCAAATTGTTAACAATATTAACTTGATTAACTTGATTGGAATATTCCATTATAGAAGCTTCAAATGCAGTATAGAAATTGATATCTTGTAGCTCGACATCCATTATTGGATATCCTAGGTGTTGTGCTGCATATTGAGCAAAACTATCTGAGTGTGATTGAAACAATGTCTCATTGTCAAAAATTCCCCAAGGTGTAGATCCCACCGTGAATGATGAACTTCCTGGCCATATTGGTTTATTTTCACTGTAATCCATTGTTGTTTCCTTTTATATATAAATATACACGTTAATCATTTAGTCGATTTAAAATATCATCTAATGCCTCGTGACGATGATTATCTATTAAAATAATTTCATTAACCCATTTTGAATCTCTTAATTTAGGAACTTCATGTGTTGCAGAATCATTTTTAAATTTTAAATCTACCTGATATTTGTCTCCGCATAATATCATGATACTATCTTTACCTAATCTAGATAATACCATTTTCAATTGTTCTTTTGTTAAATTTTGAAATTCATCAACAATACAAACCGCGCTGTCAAATGTTCGTCCTCGGAAGTGTGCTAATGAAACTAGTTCAATGGTTTCTTCCTTTTCCATTTTTTCTAACAATTCCGGTTTGTTGTAAACTTTACGCATATTGCTACGAATTGGAACTAACCATGGTTCCATTTTTTCTGTAAGCGAGCCTGGTAAAAATCCGTTATCTTCATTGGATACTGTTGGCCTTGTTATAATAATTTTGTTAACTCGACGTTTAAAAAACATATCTAATGCAATTTGAACTGCTAACAATGTTTTCCCTGATCCTGCTTTACCTAGTATAAAATTGAAAGGAGTTTCAATTATTTTTGATTTTGCTTGTTTTTGTTCTTCTGACAATACAATAGAAAATTTAATGTCGTTCTTCGGAGGAGTTTTCTCCTTGTTTGATATAGCCATAATAACCGTAATTTGTTTAAATTAAAATAATTTTGTAAGTGTAGTTTCTCGTAACGTCATCTCTTTAAGAGTTTCAATTTTTCCAATACATTCTTTTCTAAGATTAAAATATGTATCGCGAGGAGGTGCTGGTGTCATAATCTTGATTGTAACTAATTCTTTATCAGGACCAAGGTCTTGTTCAATGTGCACCATTAGTACTAAACTAATTGCTCGGATTCTATCTAATACATCTACTAATCGTCCATCATAACGAATTATGCATTGCATTGAATATTTGTTGTGTGGTACTGCCATATTAATTTCTTTTTATATAAATATCTGTACAGTAAAAATGGGATAACATTTCTGCTATCCCATTTGAAGTGTATATTAAATTACTTTAATATTATAGAGTGTTTAACCCGTGTACGTAAACTTTACCGTAGAATTCTGGACGAACTACTTTTTTCGCGTAACGTGTCATAACACCTTTACGTGGAGTGAAGTTAACTGGATCATAAACTAATGGAGTCATGATTAACGGAATATAAGGACTAAATACTGCACCTGTCTCTAAGAACTGCGCACCTCTGAAGCCCATTAATATTACATTTTCTTTCATGTATGGGTTTTTGTAAACTGTGTAACGATTATTAATCGCACCAATTTTTTGAACACCAGCTGCAAATTCCATTTTTGTACCATCTGTGTCAGCAGCAAATCCTGGGATAGATTCTAATACTGTTGCTACTGTTGGAGAACATACTAAGAAATTAGCACCACCTCTTAAAGTTTTTTGGTGAATTTTATTAGATACTTTTTGAAGTTTAGTACCTAAAGTTTGGAACCAACCACCTTGAGTGTTGTAGAACCCAGCACCTGTTGAATCAGTTTGAGTAAAACCGGTTCCGTTCCAGATGTTGTTGTTTTTAGCTGACCAATACTCAGTTGTTGGAGCTGCTGCGATCAACATATCTAAGATCTCTAAATCAATTTCCATAGAAACATATTCAGACAACATAGAAGTTAATTCAGCTTCAGCATCAATTGAATGGTAAGCGTTTAAATCTTGAGCAAATTCTGGAGTCCAAACTGCTTTCAATTTACGTGTTTTAGCAACGATTGGCTCTGATTGCATTTCCAAATTGATTTCTGGAATGTCGATATCAGCATTATACCCGTTAGCGTAAGATGTAGTGTCTTCAAAATCACCACGTGTAATGTCAGTTGGTTGTTTAGTATATTGTACTTTGTACAAAGTTGTACCATTCATTCCAGCTGATTTAGAAACGAAGAATTCAACATTATCTGTAGATACATTATATTTTGTAAATGCAGGAACGTTCATTGCTGTTGTTACATTTGAACCAGATGTTAATACAAATGATCTTACCGCAGTTAAATCAGATCCTGATAATTGTGAAGCTGCTACGTATACTACTGAATAACCAGTTAAGTTTCCTGTGTAATCAGAATCAAAGTTTGCAGAACTAGAACCTGCAGATACTGCTGATGCTGTTGTTGCTGCTAAACTAGATGCAGATACATCATTTAAAGTGTATCCAAAACGACCTGCACCATAAAGACCTCCTGATGGATCACCCGATGTAGTTGTAACACCAAATAATGAATCATCAGCGTTAGTTGAACCAAATGGATCACCTGTTCTGTCGTCGTTGTCTGCATCAAATCCAGCTTGAGACGTACCATATTTAAAATCTAAATAAAATATTAGACCTGATGGTAAGTTCATTGGTTGAACTGATACGAATTCTTTTGCAGCAAATTCAGCAAAGATACGACGTACCAATGGTAAAGCTACACCAGCCCACTCTTCAGATCCAGCTGTTGTTCCTGTTGAAGTTGCTTCTTTTACTAATTGACGTGCTTGGTTCTCAAGCAATTGCGCCATACCTGCTTTTTCAGTCTCGCCTTTAAGACCTTCTAATAAGCCTGTCTTCTCCCATTTAGAAACTGCTAATTTAGCATTGTTTCTTTGAACGAAGTCATTTGTTTTTAATAAGTTTGAAATACTCATTTTTCGTTTTCCTTTTGTTTTTAAAATTTTATAGCAATCCTGCTAATTTTTTCCATCTGTTAGCTAATTCAAATCCTTCAGATAAAACTTGTGTTGTTTCTTTTCTAGGTGCTGTCGTTGCTGTTGCTTTCGATGCATAAGATTCTTTAACTACACGTTTTTTTGTCGGACGGTTAAATGATTCAGCTAAAGTACTAAATACTAATTTTACTTCTCTTGTGTTTCCAGCTCTGTCAAAGTTTTCAATTACTTTCATTTTTTGACCTTCTGTTAACTCAAAATTGC